GTCTATCGACTAATTTTATTGCATTACCATCGTTACTTACCGCGACGTAGCCTTCTGGATTAGTCACCTTAAGCGTTCCGTCCTCTGCATCTAAAAAGTGTTTAGTGTTATATACTGCGTTATTATATTTGTTAATAAAAATTTGCTTTGCTTGCGAAAGTAGCTTACTTACCTTAAAAAGATTAACGATATCTTCTTTATCATTACGTATTTCTGCTAATTTCTTCTTGAAACTCTCCTCTACCTTAAGTTTACCAGCCTTAGATTTACGTTTATCAATTTCTTTCTTCATTCTAGTATTAAACCAGTCAGTAAATCCATTATACGACATTTCTGCATCCTCTAAAAACTTACCTTGTTGAATCTCCGAGTTAGTGTAAATGTTAAGAAGGTCTAATGGCAGCTCCCTGTAATTAATTTTTATTGTGTCAGCCGTTTTAACTAAATCACGTATCTGTTTTGTCTCATCCTTTGTTAAATTAACAGTACCAGTGCTATCTGTAAATACAGCATCGTCAACCCATACACCTGGTACCTTCTTAAGCCCTTTTACATTAATACCATACTGTGGACTACTAGTCAAGTCGTTATAACCTGTATGGAACACAATACCAAATACGGAATTAGCTACCTCTTTACCTAATTTTGAATCTGCTTCAACAGCATACTTAATTGTATTAGGTTTAAACGTGTAATGTGGTACACCATCAATGACTTCCTTTTCTATAGCAGAAGAATCAAACATGAAATCGCCTTGGAGTATACCTTTAATACCTAATTTAGGTAGATACTTAAGAGCTTTTTTAAGTTTGTCTGCCAATCCAGGGGCATGCCCATGATTCATTTCTACATCATTATCTGTGTAGTTAATTTTTGGCTCCCTATTAAAGATTGATTTAGTACCAACAAAGAATTTACCTGTATCAGGATGCTTACCAGCAAAAATAGCAGGCGCTCCGTCCCACTTAACTGATGTATTAACCTTACGCTTACTTTTGCCTTGTAGATGGGATAATAAGTCAGTTACAAAACCTCTTGCAGTGTTATAGCCAGCTTCGCCTTTAGTTAGAACTAACTCCTCTAAGTGTGTTAAGTGGGTATTAGCTTTAGTAGCTTCTTCTATGAGCTGATATTGCTCGAAATATAGTTTAAAATTCTTCATTATTAATAATATTCTATTTCTTCCTCTTCATCAACACTTGTATCTTCAGTTTTTCCTACGTTAACTGATGTCGGCGTCATTCCGGCATATGTTCCTCCGAAACCAATTCTAGGTCTCAAATTTGATCTAGATATTTTTTCAAATCTAACTGGAGATGCTAGTAATTTTTTAGCCATTTGAATTGGACTTCCTCCAACATAAACATAACGACCATCTCCTACACCCTTGGCACCTACATCATGTGTCATAAAATGTCTAAATCCTTCTTTTTCAGCATAGTCTATAAAGCTAAGTAAGCTTATTCCATTTTGTATGGATGCAGGGTTACTTAAATCAAAGTTTAATGCATTGTAATAGCTATCCATATTTGAAAACTCACCACTCACTTTCAAAAAGTCTTTAAAGACATTTTCAAATTCATTCTTATCTTCTCTAATATTATATGCTGTAGCTATAGCCTCCGGTAAATTATTTAAACCTGATATTGGTCGACCTTCTGCTATATAACCCTTACCCTGTTCTTTAATACCCATTTTTGCTAAACTATTAGCAGTATCTTTTTTATGTCTATCATTAACATCATCCGGTCTAGGTCCCAAAGTCGCACCTTCCCCCTTAATTTCAAACTCCTCTCCATCTATCTCTAGATCACCTTTTACCTTCTCTCCACTTGCAATAAAGAAATCGTTATATGCCTTATCCAAATTGTAGGTATATTGATTATCATATTTTGTTTCATCTAAATTCATATCGGCTATTCTCCTCTTAACCGTATCTTTACCGAATCCTGTTCTACCGACATTATCTTTATACTCTTCAACGGCTTTATTAACTGCATCTCGCGCACCTGCTACATTAGTCCTTTTTTTCTGACCACCTGCACCTAAGTTTTTAAATATTAAGGCAAGTGCAAGCTCACCCATACCAACACCGCGACCGCCTTCGTCTTGGCCTGTATGCCTCATAATATAATCTACTAATTTATAGTCTAATCTATCTCCTATTAAATCAGATAATTTACCCGTACTTCTGTTTTTTGGAAATACTAACTCATTTTCTGGGGACTGTAAGTATGCTAAAAATTTATCTCTACTACCAGGGGGTATATCTTCTATTAACCGCTGAACATCAGAACTAAACTTTTTAAATATTAACTTGTTATAGCCCTTATCTCCTAATTTTCTCTTAACATGTTTATATGTAGGAAAATTATAGATTTGTGCGAGTAATTTTCGAGCCTCTTTAGTATCATCTAAACTTAAACTATCAATCGCTCGCTTAATCTCATCTTTAATTTCAGATATATCAACATCATTATTAGCGGTCTCTTCAACCTCCTCACCTAACATTCGAAGATGTCTACGTGGAGGCACATCACCACGAACACTCTCACCATATATTTGCTGTAATGATTTATACTTCATTCAATTCTTTTTCTAGTGCCTGGTTAGAGGATTGCAACAAATCTTGTATCTGATTTGTAACGCGTTTAGGTTCTGATTGACCATATTCCTGTGATAGGGTGTTAATTAAATTTTCTTCCTCTGGTGTAGGTGAATAAGAAAACGCAAGAGCAGCCAACTTAGTAAGGTATATTTCCGCTTCTGTAGTTAAGGACGGCTCTTCAACAGGTACTTCAGCTGCCACTTCAGTAGCATCTACTGCAGCATCTGCTCCCTCAACACCATCTTGCTCTAATAATTTATAGTAGCTTTCAATTAGTTTTATAGTTTTCATTTTTATACTACGTTTGGATCTGCTTCTTCAAATTCCGTTGTCTTTTTCTCAAACTCTTGCAACTTCTTACGGTAGGCATTCTCTCTATTTTGCTTTGCTTTCATAGCTTCAGGGTCTTTTGCTTCAGCTCGTCTATCAAGCTCTGACTGAAACTCATTATCTTCAACATTATCAGTAATATCTCGGACCTCAAGCTTAACCATACGACCGTCTTCAAGTTCTATCATAATATCATCCCTAAAAGTCTTCACCTTAACATTAATATCCTTACTAAGTAAAAATCGCTGCAGAGCTCTTTTCGCATCTGTTATTTTATCTAGATCCTTTTCTGGGATATTATTTTCAACAGCTTCGAGGAATTTACTCATGTTTATATTTATGGAAGTAATGATAGTTTTATATTTAAATTTAGGTGTAATTTGTTAACAAGCTTAAGTAGACCGTTAGAATGTAAAAATCTACTAAACTTTTCATAACTAACCTTTGAAACATCCTTACTAGTAAAAGAACTATAATCCCTATCATCTAAAAACTGCTTAAACGAAGTATTACCATATGTTATGTTAGTTGGTAGCGAGTTAAATAACTGTTTTACTAGTGTGTTTTCAATACTTTCATTAATTTTGTAGTAAAACCATTTCTTTGTATCACTATATGAACAGACTTCAATGATCTTAGATGCTATAAAATGTACCCCTAAACGTTTTTGTTCCTTTTTAGTTAACTTAAGCTCGTTCTCATTTATATATAACTGGTATTCATTATAAGATGCTTCTAAGAGACGGTTTAAATTAATAAAAGTGTACCCTCTTACACTATCGTCTTCTTTTTCCAATTCTAACGTTGATAATTCCATTGTAGTATTCATCTTTTAGTAAGACTTCACGTTCTACTTGTAGCTTCATCTCATTATATGAGAGTTCCCATTTACTATCACAACTTATTAGTATTTCAAACTTAAATTTATCCTTTCCAAGCTCAACTATGTCTTTATTTAGCTCATTTGAGGAAGATGTGTATGTTCTCCAATCAGTTTCAACGATTTGATGCCGTTTATTCTTCTTACCCTTAAGAGGTGGTCGTTTACGCACTGATTGACACTGCTTCTTGCCAATATACTTACGATTATTAGTGAGATTTGTTATCTCATATATAAAACCGTAAGGAATAGTATCTTCTGTAAGCAAGCCCTGCCAATGTCCTAAATCAGCCATTGTTGATTTCGTAACAATTACAATGCTCACAATCTGGACCACACTTACACTCAGCTACTGGTGCACCACAACAAGCATCCGGACACATTTCTTCATCTTCTTCACCGGTTAAGAATACACCATCTATACCTCGTTTCTTTTTATCTTTCTTTTTCTTAGATACAGAACCACTTCTTGTTTGAACACCACCTAGCATCTTTGGTTTTCTTGCATCACCAGGTGTATATGTATCACCTGAGTCAATCTGACCATCTGGATCAAAAATTTTACCACCCTGTGCAGCTGGACCAAGAGCTCCACCTCCAACAGAACTACTCTCTTCAGCTAAATCTTCAGATAATAACTTAAAGAACTGTGATTCAAACTTACCACTTGATTCTTGCATATTTATATTTATACTACCTTTGTGGATGATCGATTAAAAAGATACATTGAAGAGGTAGGTCAGGATCTAGTGCTTGACGATTTTAATGTAAAGGATCAACAAATGAGGTTACCTTCTCGTAAGCATTACTGGGTGGCCAGACTTATTGAAGCTAAGGTTGAAAAGAATAGACTTATAAAGAAGAAGAAAACTCTTAAAAAGGAGATTGTTAAGCAGGTAATACGTGATTCACCTGTAAAGATTACAAACAGTACTGCTGAGACTGCAGCAGAAAATCATAATAGCCTTGCTGAGATTAACGATAAAATATACGGTCTTAATCACGTTATCGAGTATCTTGAAAAGGTTGAAAAAATAATGTCGCAGATGGGTTACGAGATCAAAAACATCGTTGAGATACAAAAAATGGAGCAGCTATGATTAATTTTGATATTGTTAAGTCGAGTGGTAAGTTAAAGTTTACCTGCACTGATACATCTTTGTTCGAAAAGATTAGAGAGAGCTTTTCTGTAGAAAATACTGCTGCTAGATTCGCTAGACGTTATTCGAGATTTGCTCCTCGACGTAAGTATGCTATAACAGCTACTGGATCATGTGAGTTAGGTCTATATTGGCTAATCAGACAATATCTGATACAAGAACAAATTAATATTGACGTTAATATTACTGATAACTTAAAGTCAGTCCTAAACGTGGGATATAACAACCCACTTTACAAAGATTTTGCATTTGACTTGAGAGAGTATCAAGAGGATGTAATTAAGAAGGCTCTTAAGTTAGGTAGAGGTACATGTGTTCTTGGAACTGGTGCAGGTAAGACCTTCACTACAGCCGCTCTTATAGAAAATTACTTTCAGAACTGTAAAGATAAGGATACTTTTAAGTGTATAGTGTTGGTACCTGACTTAGGGCTTGTAACTCAAACATATGATGAGTTTATGAACTGCGGTACTACCTTTAAATTAACAAAATGGACGGGCAAGATGAAGCCTGACCTTACTGCGAATGTAGTTATATGTAATATAGGTATAGTCCAGAGTCGTTTTGACGAAAGTGAGTGGATGAAGTATGTCGATCTACTAATAGTCGATGAGTGTCATAAGATAAAAACGAGTAATAAAATTAGTAAGATAATATCAAAGATAGTAACCCAAAACAAATACGGATTTACAGGCACCTTACCAGAAGATAATTTAGATAAGTGGTCAATTATTGGTAAGTTGGGACCAGTTATATATGAGAAGTCGAGTTATGAGTTACGAGTAGAAGATTACCTGGCAAATGTTGAGATAAAGATTATTAACATTAGTTATAAGCATAGTCCAGTATATGAAGGTGTTAATGGCTACAGGGCTGAATTGGATTTTATCTATGAGAGTAATCGTAGGAATTTATTTTTGCAAAAGCTACTAACCAAATTGGATAACAACAGTCTAATTCTTGTCAATCATATAAAGCACGGTGAAGCGTTATTAGAGCATTTACAAAGTATAAGTGGTAAAGAGGTATACTTTATAAGAGGTGAAGTGGACGTTGAGGAGAGAGATAAGATCAAAAAAATAATGGAAAAGAAGAGTAACGTTATTTGTATTGCAATAAGTGCTATTTTCTCCACT